CCACTGAGCCGCGGGCACCTCGCCAGCGGATGTCTTTTGAAGAGAGGCTTCGCGGCCAACTCGTTAACGATGGAGTGATCTGATGAGCAGTTCGACCGACTGGGCTCGTTCCATTGCAACGACGATTGTCAATCATCTCCGTGAGGAAGAGATTGCGTCGTTGCGGAAGTTTAAGTTCTTCGCTGCCCTTGAGGGTGCGGGCCGTATCCGCACCAACATGAGTGGCCGTGGCTTCGACTGGGAAATCCAGTACCGGAACCACAATCCCTCTGGGAATAATGGTGAGACTCCTCGCAGCTTCGCCCGCGAGAATCTCTGGAAGAAATTAGAGTTGGAGTATCGGGGGGCCCAGGTCACCGATGCCATCTACAAGAAGGAAATGCTGGAGAACCGCTCGGCTCAAGCTCTTGTGAACGTGGCCGGGAAAATGGCGAGCCGTCTGCTCACTTCGATGGAGCAGTACCTGGCCAGGGAGTGGGTGCAGGACGGTTATGCGGCCGGCAATGAGCTGCGGTTCCACGGCATCGAATCGTTCATGGGCGCGACCCAGACGATTGACGCCACTCTGGCTGGTGCCACGGCCCGCTCGGCCAACACGGCTGACCCGTTCTACTACCCGAACGACACCTACGCCGGTCTTTCGACCGTCCTCGGTGCGTACGGCGGCTCGGCGGACGGCGTGTCGATGTGGCCGAACGGCGATGTCGATCCGGAATTCGACTTCTTCAGCCCGGTGATTGTGAACGCGGACAGTTCGTACTTCGGGGCTTCGACCTGGAAGGACAACTGCTCCAAGGCCCTGCGTGAGGCGATCCATCAGACCCGCCGGAACGACACCAAGGAAGACCAGATCGACATGGTTCTCCTGGACCGGCGGCTGTACATCGACTTCCTCAACACGCTGGACGCCAAGGAGCGTGTCATCGTCAGCCGGACCAACGGTCTGCGGAGCTACGGCTTCACGGATGTGTTTGAGTTCGACGGCGTGGAGGTCGGGAGCGAGGTGAGTGTTCCTGCCAACACCGGCTACGGTCTGGCGACGGGCAACATCGAACTCCTCTGCATGGAAGGTCAGTTGATGACCTCTGAGGGTCCGTTCTACGACGAGATCACGCAGCAGTACCGCTACGTGGTGTCCACGCTCGGCAACCTCAAGTTCAAGAGCCCGCGTAACTTCTTCAAGCTCGTTGTCTGAAACCAAGGAGATAGTGAAACATGAGTCTGTTGATTGATCCGCCGTTCGCCCTTGGTCAGACGCTGGGCGTCAGCTCCACCGCTGACGGCCAGAACTGGGTTGGGGTATTGAAGCAGTTTCCTGACGTTGATCCGAACACCGGCCGCGTGCGGTCGAATCGGGTGAAGACCTGCGTGGCGGTGCGAAATGCGGCCAGTGTCGCTCTCGCTCCGAAGCGTCTGGTGCGGTTTGCGGTCGGCACTGCCGGCCCCTCGGTCTTCTCGGCTGTTGACGGCTATGTCAACGTGGCGAACGAGGAGCGGGTGGGCGTTGTGGACGAACACCTCCCGGCCGGCGGCGTGGCTGTGAACGATGTGTTCTGGGTGACGGTGTCGGGTCCGACTGAGGTCGCTGTGGCGCTCTCGGGCACGGATGTGGCGGTTGGTAACCGGCTGTCGGCCATCACGGCCGCTGCCAGCACCAGCTCCACCGCCGGCCGCGTGACGCCGTCGCCGCTGTCGGCTTCGACCGCTGGTGCCAACGACAACGGCATCGGCGTGCTGGGCCGTGCGTGCAGTGCAGGTGCGACCACCGGGACGAACGTCCTGGCGATCCTCCAGACCCGGTATTGAACATGCCCTGTTTGGGGCTAGGGGGGAGCCTCTGATCTGGGCAACCGGGTCAGAGGCTTTTCCACTTTCTAGAAAATGAACGATCCGGCGATTCAAAACCTGGACTACCTGCGCCAGCTCATCGCAGAGGTGCGTGGAGAGAATCCGTACCTGGACATGCTTCGGCTACGGATGATGCAAGACACCGGCATGGGCGTTGATCAAATAGTGGAGGAGAGCTGATGCTTTGGCAGAAGTCGCCGCAATATCAAGGCATGCCCCATGATCAGTACATGCAAACTGACGAGGGCAAGCGTTCGCAGCAGGCGTTTTCAAACTGGGGCAACTGGAACCGGACTGGCATGTCTGGAGGTTCCGCCCCGCAGTCGCAGAAGCCCTCCTGGCAGAAGCAGGATGGCTCATTCGATTACATGGGCTGGATGAATAGCCCTGGTCGATACTCGCCCGACGCCCAGCAGGCATGGCAGCAGGCCGGATCGCCAAAGTCATTCCGGCCCGGCCAGGCCCAACCCATCCAGCCGCAGTCGCAGGGCACGCCTTATGGCCAGCAGCCGCCGTTCACGCAGTCCATGTATACGCCGTTCGGGCAGATGAACCCGAATCAGTATTACCAGCAGCGGGATGCGTTCATCCAGACGGCCAACGACCAGATGGGCCAGTACATGGCCAACGGTGGCGTGTACCAGGGCCAGGGGGCACCGCCGCCAACGTGGGGCCAGCAGCCGCAGTTCAACCCCATGCAGATGTGGGGCCAGGCCGGCGACATGGTTCAGCAGGGATGGCAGAACCCGTACGCCCAGCAGCCGTACGGCCAGCCGTACGGTGGCGGCGGATACATGGGTCAGCCGCCAGCCGCCCCGCCGGCTCCTCCGCAGCAGAAGCCGCCCCCGGACCTTCTGCAACAGTACAAATCCCTCGTCATGCAGCCGACTTCGGGGCGATCTAATTACGGGCAGGGGTACGAGGCTGCGTTCAACAAGCTCATGCCAGAGGCCCAGAAGTCTGGCATGTACACCGACCAGCAGCTCCAGGCATTGCGTGACGAGCATGCCAAGTGGATGGCCCATGAGCGCAAGACTGCTCCCGGGCAGCAGCAGTCGATTGCCGACCACAACAAGATGATGTCCAACATGGACGCTTGGTCGCTGAGCCAGAAGCGAGCGATAGACGCCGCCAACCCAAAGCTGCCTCAACGCAAGACTGCCCCCGACACGCTGGCGAGGGTCAGCGCCGCCAACCAGGCCGCCAGTGGCCAGCCCACTGATCAGGCCGACCAGCTTCAGAAGTCGCGAGCCGCGCATATGGCGGCGATTAATTCGCCGGCCAACAAGCAGTGGCTGGCCTCCATGTCCCCGGCCAACCGCCGCATCTACTCAATGATGCAGCAGATATAGTTGCATCCGGCGGCGCACTAGTGTAAACTTGTCTACCTATCCCCCGAGGTGACATATGCAGCAAAAGTTCAACGTCGGCATCGTTACTTTCTCTTACGGTGGCAACGGCGGCATCTCCTCCGAAGTCCCTGACATTCGGGAGTGGATGATCCCCGTAGTCCTTGACCTCTCCAAGGATGACCGCGTGGGCAGCATCCGCGTCTGGAACCTGTCAGACACGCCCATCACCATGACCCGCAACCGGGCTGTCATTCAGGCTCGGGAGTACGGCGTGGACGTTCTGGTGATGGTGGACAGCGACATGAAGCCGGACATGCTCGCCGGCCATCCTGGCTCCCAGCCGTTCTTCAAGAGCAGCCTGGACTTTCTTATCAACCACTACCACAAGGGGCCGTGCTGCATCGGTGCCCCATACTGCGGTCCCCCGCCGCAGGAGTGCGTGTATGTCTTCCGGTGGAACAACTGGGCTTCAGACAACCCGAACCCCGACTACCAACTGGAAATGTACGACCGCCACACGGCCGTGAAGATGGCCGGCATCCAGGAGTGCGCCGCGCTGCCGACCGGGCTGATCATGTACGACATGCGATGCTTCGACCTTACGGAACCCAAGAGCGAAGCCGACAAGCCGTGGTTTTTTTACGAGTGGAAGGACAAGTATTGCGCTGAGAAGGCTTCCACTGAAGATGTGACAATGACCCGCGACCTGTCCATGGTCGGCTCCCAGAAGCTGGGATACAGCCCCGTGTACTGCAACTGGGACGCCTGGGCCGGTCATTGGAAGCCGAAGTGTGTGGGCAAGCCGCAGGTGCTGGCGGCGAAGGACATCAGCAGCAAGATGAAGGCATGCTGGGAGGCGAACGTCGATCCAGGCGTGAAGCTGGTAGACATCTCGCCGCCGGCCTGGCTGAAGAGTGTCAACGTATAAGACTTGCATTCAGTGCGGGACATCGTATCCCGCCACCACCGAGAACTTTCACAAGTCCAAGGATGGGCTGCACGCGCGGTGCCGTCGCTGCCGGAACGACAAGCTCAAGGGTGAGCGCAAGCAGGTCCGCAACAAGCGGCTGGCCAGGATTGAGAAGTCGGCCATCGACTCTTTCGTCAAAGCCTCCCGGCTTGGCGGTGCGAACATCCCGCACTCGTCGGAGCTCCTTGAGATCCTCATGGACTACTTCGGCGGCGTCCGTGGGTTCGCAAACGCATTCCTGAAACAATTTTACGAAGCCCCAGTCGGCGGTGCCTTCCGCACAAAGATGCTTGACACCGTCGTTCGCTTAGTTGTGGGAAACACGGCTATGGGAGGTGCCAAGAAGCCATTGGAGTTAATGACCGAAGAGGAACTGGAAGCCGAGCTGCGACGGCAAGTCCTTGAGGCGGCCATGAGCATGCAGCATGTCAATGTGGTGGAGAGCGTGCCGGGCCTTCCCGCGCCTCAGATCCCCGCCCCCGAGCAGCAAACTGTGGTTTATGTAGACCGCGCGACCCAAACGGCGCCTGAGGATTCGGTCGGTGGAGGAGCAAACCGGGAGCCATGAGGAAGTCTGTTAAGGAGAGGCTGGTCAGTAAGTCCGTAGTCGCAGACAGCGGTTGCTGGGAATGGCAGGGCGGGCGATTCAATACAGGCTATGGGGCAATAAGTGACAAGGGTCGCACTCGCTATGCGCACCGCGTGTCATACGCCGAATTTAATGGGGAGATTTCGGACGGCATGCTTGTCTGCCATCGCTGCGACAACCCGATATGCGTGAATCCAAAACACCTGTTCTTGGGGACTCCTGCCGACAACATGGCCGACAAGGCCGCTAAAGGGCGGTCCATGCGTGGAGCGCGGAGCAGCACGGTCAAGCTAACTGAGCCAGAGGTGCGGTGCATTAAGGCTTTCCTGCGGCGGAATCCTCCAGTGCGGGGCAGTCACGGCGGGCCATGCACTTTCCTGGCGAGGTGGTTCGGGGTGTCGCAAACAGCCATTTCCTTGATCCATGCCGGCCGAAACTGGGCGTGGCTGGTCTAAAAGTTGAGGTGATTGATGGACAGAGTGTGCCGAACTTGCCGCTGGTCGGAGGTCATACCACAGACGGACTTGCTGCGATGCCATCGCATGCCCCCGGTGGTGAGCTTCCCGGCGGTAGCGCGGAATGACTATTGCGGCGAATGGTCTTCGCCAACGATCCAGCAGATGAACGAGCGTGCGAAAACACCCGAAGATCCCACCGCCTCCGAAGGCTGACGGGCCGATAGGCGGGCTCACGCAGCACGCCCTGACGCAGATGAAGGACGTTCAGGCCGCTCTCACAGAGCGCCGTCTGGAGGCCCTGCGGCTTTGGGTTCCGATGCCGAAACAGGAATCTTTCCATGCCTGCCGAGCGAGCGAGCGTCTGGTCATCGGCGGCAACCGTAGCGGCAAAAGTGCATGCACGTTCATTGAAGATGCGCGCGCGGCGACAGGCCAGGATCCGCACGCCAAGTACCCAAAAGAAAACGGGAACTTGGTAATCATCGGCAAGAACTGGCAGCACATCGGCATGGTGGTCTATCCCATGCTTTTCAAAGCCGGGGCGTTTCGGATTATCCGTGATGAAGTGACCGGAGCCTGGCGTGCCTTCAATCCGGCGAGCGATGGTCACCGCAAGGACGAGTCCAAGCCAGCTCCCCCATTGATCCCGCCACGGATGATCAAAGACATGGCGTGGACGCAGAAGAACGCAGGCTATCTCAATAAGGCGGACCTGACCAACGGCTGGACGATCTACTGCTTCTCTTCCGAGGGCGAGCCGCCGCAGGGCTTCCAGGCAGACCTCGTCCATATCGATGAGGACATCAACAACGAGCGGTGGGTGGGCGAAATGCAGGCCCGCCTCTCGGATCGCAAAGGCCGCTTTGTGTGGTCGGCCATGCCGTGGTCCAAGAATGATGCCTTGCTTGGCCTGTGCGAGCGGGCCGACCGCGCCGAGGAAGATGGTGTCCAAGACCCGATCATCCGGAAGTTCGTCCTGCGCTTTTTGGACAACGACCACATCGACCAGGAAGAGAAGAAGAAGAACCTGGAGCGGTGGGCGGCCCTCGGCCAGGACGAACTGAAGATGCGAGCCGAGGGTGAGTTCACCACCGGCTCCACGCTGATGTACCCGACGTTCAATGCGTCGGTCCACATGATGGGCCGCTCGGAACTTCCTGACGGTCAGATCCCGGCGGACTGGACGCGGTACGTGGCGATTGACCCCGGCCATGCCGTCATGGCTACGCTGTTCGCTGCGGTCCCGCCGGATGAGAAGTTCATCCTCTTCTATGACGAACTGTACATCCGCAACTGCAATGCCCTGATCTGGGGCGAGCAGTTCTTTGCCAAGGCTCAGAACCAGTACATCTACGCCGCCATCATGGACATGCACGGCGGTGCCCTCCGGGACTTGGGTTCGGGCCGCCTGCCCCATGAGATGTACTCCGAGGAGCTGAAGAAACGGAACCTCCGCTTCGCCCTCACGGCCCACCAGTTCCTCCCGGGATCCGATGACATCCCGGCCCGCACGGCCATGGTGCGGCAGTACATGCACATCCGCGGTGACGGGACCACCAAGTTCAAAATCCTGGAAGGTGGCTGCCCGAACCTCGTTCGGGAGCTGAAGCGGTATCGCAAGAAGACCACCACCGTCAACGGCCAGGTCTACGTGACCGACGAGCCGCAGACGCGGGGCGAGGTTCACGCCTGCCAGACCGCGGAGTACCTCTGCGCCTACGAACCCAAGTACCACCGGCCGCCGACGCAGGTTGGCCCAGAGCCGTGGTGGGTGAAGTGGCATGCCAATCGTCTGATGAGACAACGGAAGTCCGAAGACCCGTGTATTTTCCTAGCCCCCAGTGGGAGTATTAAGCGATGAGTTACGAGATGCCGAAGGCGGAAGTTGGTGAGATCGTCCTGTTCCAGACCCATGAAGGCGCCCCGCATGTGCCAGCCATCGTCTGCAAGGCGGCGTCCAGGACGGTGACCCTGTACGCCATGTCTGGGGAGGCTGGGGTGAGCATCAAGCCCTCGGTCCACCATGTCACGGACGAAGGGGTGAATGAGTTCCCGGAGTGGAAGAAGTACGGCTTCTGGGAGCATCGCCCCAAGGATCCCCGGATTTCCCTGCTTTCCGAGCGGCTGGCCCTGCTGGAGAAGAAGCTGGAGGCCCTGGAGCCCAAAAAGGCCAAGTGAGGGCATTAGTCAGTAGGAGACGCCATGTCTGACGAAAACCCTCTGCGCCCGATAGCCAAGCGCTGGCTGGAGTGCATCAAGCAGGGAGAGAAGCACAAGAAGGTCTTTTCGGACGATGCCAAGGAGGCCATGGGCTTCTACTCGTCCGACCCGAACGCCATGTGGGCCAACGAGCATGCGCGTGGCGAGCGGGGCTACAACAAGGGCATTGACCCGCCGCCGTTCCGGATGGTGGTGAACCGTGTTTTTGAGGCCGTCACGCTCTTCGGCTCGGTCATCCACCACCGGAACCCCCAGCGGACTGTGACGGCCAAGGAGTACCCGGTCATCGGGCCGGCGCTCCTGGGCGTGCAGCCGCAGCCTCCCGTGCCGCAGATGGGCCCTGATGGCCAGCCGATCATCGGCCCAGACGGCCAGCCGGTGATGATGCCTGACCCGATGATGATGGCCTACCAGCAGGCCGTTGAGCAGCAGGGCATGCTGTATGAGCGGCGCAAGCTCATCGCCAGGCTGCTGGAAGACTACCTGAACTACACGCCCAATGAACTGGATCTCAAGCGGCACACCCGCAAGGTGGTCGATGAGGCGTTCATCAAGGGCGCGGGCGTGTGGTGGCATGAGCTGTACCAGCCGCCCGGCTCGGCAGTCAGGTTCGCCGGATCCTTCTACGATTCCATCGACAACCTTGTCTGGGATCCGGATGCTGATGAGTTTGAGGATATCCGCTGGGTTGCCCGTAAGCGGATCCAGCCCATCGATGAGGTGTCCGCCAAGTTCGGCTTGTCCCGAGAGGACATGAAGGGGCACATCGAATCCTACTCTTCCCGCGCCGACCAGGGCGACCGCGGCTACGAACACAAGAAGCGTACGGGCAAGACCAACGACCTCATCTGCTACTGGGAGATTTACTCCAAGACCGGCTTTGGGGATCGACTGAAGGACGCCGAGAAGGACTTGCGCGGCAAGTTCGATGCTCTTGGCCCCAACTGCTACATCGTTGTGGCCGAAGGCGTGGACTTTCCGCTCAACGCTCCGCCGGCCATGTTGCAGGAAGAGGTGGACGAGTCTGGTGTCCCGCAGTCCATGTTCATGTCATGCCAGTGGCCGATCCCGTTCTGGGCCGAGCCGAACGGCTGGCCGTTCACGCTTCTGGATTGGCACCGCCAGCCCGGATACTCCTGGCCGATCAGTCTGATCAAACCTGGCATCGGAGAGCTTCGCTTCATCAACTGGGCGATGTCCTTCCTAGCGACCAGGATCGCCACTTCCTCCCAGACGCTCATCGGTGTGGCGAAGGCCGCGGACCCAGATATCAAATCGAAGATCCTTGAGAAGAGCGAAGGCGGCTTCAACATCGTAGAAATCTCCGAGGCCGTGGGACGCTCGGTGAACGATGTGATCTCGGTCTTCCAGATGCCTGGTGTCACCCAGGACATGTTCAACATCATCCAGGCCGTTACGGAGATGTTCGACCGCCGCGTCGGGTTGACCGAGCTCATTTACGGTATGACCAGATCAGCCTTCAGGAGTGCAGCAGAAGCTGCCGTGAAGAGCGAGCAGATTTCGGTCAGGCCCGACGATTACGCCAATACGTTGGAGGACCGTCTGTCGGAAGTCGCCCGCAAAGAGGCCCTCATGGCCCGCTGGCTGATCTACCCGCAGGATGTCGAACCGCTCCTCGGCCCTTTGGCGGCGCAAGCCTGGGGCATGCACGTTCAGAACGAAGCCCCCGACAACATCGTCAGGGAATATTCGTACCGCGTGGAGGCCGGCTCGGCACGCAAGCCGAACATCGCCACCAAGACAGAGAACCTGAACACCTTCATGCAGATCATCGCCCCCGTCTCCCAGGGGCTGATGCAGTCCGGCAGGCCGGAAATCTTCAACGCCATGCTCACCACCTGGGGCAAGGTCAACCAGATGGACGTTGCGGAGTTCCTTGTCCCGCCGCCGCCTCCCCCGCCCCCAGGCCCGCCTCCAGGCCCAGAAGCACCTCCCGAAGCCCCTCCAGCCCAATAGTCCTATATGATCCCCAAATCCATTCTTGACCGCGGCCGAGAGGCTGTCGCTACCTACGAAGCCGCCCTGCCCTACGGCGAACGCTGGGCGGAGATGTGCGCCCTCCAATGCCCTCCCGGCACCAAGGGCACGGAGAGGGCTTTCCTGGAAGGCCGGCAGAACAACGAGCAGTTCGACAGCCTGCCCAAGCGCCAGGCCAAGTACATGATCCGTGAGGCCAAGCAGGCCGGGATCAATCCCTCTGGCAAGTATTACTGCGCTGGCATTGCCGACAAGCGTGGCTGGCGTGATCCGGCCGCCTGGGTCAGCAGCAACGACGATGTGCTGAAGGTGGCCAAGGCCCGTCGCATGGCAGTCTCAGGCAGCGTGAACTACGACCCCGGCCCTGCCCCTCCGCAGCGCACCGTCTTGGCGGAGTCGATCATTCAGGACGCCGTCCGCAAAGAGAAGCGAACGAACCCCTCGGCCAAGACGAGCGAGCTGCGGGCCAAGGTCATTGAGAAGCATGCATACCGAGCGAAAGGACGAGGAGTATGAACGAGATTGCCAGGCACTTTAGCCCCGGGTCCGTGATCACGGCCAACAGTTCGGCCGCGACCACCTCGGGTCAGTTCCCGTTCGGCCGGTTCGGCGGGGCGTGCGTGATGATTGCCAACACCAACGGCGCCACGCAGATCAACTGGTTCGGGACCGTCGATCCTGGCGTGACTCCGCAGCGGATCTACGCAGATGGCTCGGCCCTGTCTACGGCGTTGACGGTCGGCATCCATCCCGTTCCGGACGCCTGCTTCGCCGTCAATCATGTGGTGCCAGTGGTTGTGGGTGCGACAACCTGCGCCATGACCGTGATGGCCAAGGGGTAGTCGCATGCCGATGAATCCGAGACTGCTGCGGCCGAAGGCTAGCGGTCAGGCAAATACGTCTTTTTTGCCAAGCAGCATTTCTGGAATGCTTGTCTGGTTCGATGCTGACGACGCCACGACCATAGCTCAAAACAGCGACGGAACAGGCGCCGCAGGTAATGACGATCCTGTAGGGTATTGGGGCGACAAGAGCGGAAACGGCGTTCACGCCACGCAGTCAGTCAACCTAAACCGCCCCGCCGCTAAATCGGCTTTGTGGAACGGAAAGCGTGCGAT